ACTGTGTGAGTAAGGAACCGTACGCATTCCTTACTTACACAGTTAATATTACACTCCCCTATTTTCTAACGAAATTTTATAAGATGTTCTTGATGACCCATTATTCCAACTTGAGCAGAAATAGATGAAGCTAACATTCGGACTCTTTCAGATCCTTCTAAGTTTTCAATTTCCTGGTATCGATCATCAATAACTTTAATGAATTCGTCAGTTGATCCTACAATTTCAATTTCAACATTTTGTTGATTCTGTTGATATTGTTCATATTTAATTGAATCCTCAATTATTTGTTTCTTTTCTTCAGAGGAAAGGGATGGCCAATCATCCATATTCCCAACTGGTTCTAACATGACATTATCGGACTCTTCACTAGACTCTGATTTTAAATCATCATTTTTAGTTTCAACACTTGGCTCTTCAACAACAGTTGGAGTATCAGTACCATTAGGGAATGCTTTATCTAGCGTTTCCTCATACTTTTCTTTTTCCTTTTGTTCTGCAAGCTTTTCAGATTCAGAATCACATCCAGTTATTATTAGAGTGAAAAGCAAAAAAAAAATAAACAATATTGTTTTTGTTCGCATACTAAGCATCCTTCCATTTCTTGTTATGTTGATTATATACTAATTGAAAACAAAAGGAGCTTAACAGTAAGAAAAAATTCACGATATAAGAGGAGATTAGAAAAATGCCAAACATCATTTCTAAAGAGCAAGATGAAGCAATTAAATACTTTAGAAACAAATTAAATTTATCTGACAAAGACTTATACATACCGTTGATTAATTTTGAACTACTTAGAGACAAAAACGCACAATATGCGAACGTTCTTTATGAGTTGTATAAAGGTGATCCTTATTTGTTTATTAGAGCTTTAAAGGAAGGTTATGTGGTTAATCAGCCAATTGCATTTGATGAGGCCATTGTACGTTTCTTTAATGGTGAAGAACTAGCTATTGTACATAAAACAACAGGCAGAAGATACAATGTAAATGTCAAAATGAAGCAACTACCTGACGGATTTACATTGCAAACAATGGATATGTGGCTATGGAGTGAAATTGTGTAAATTTTATAAATCCATGATATAATACTCCTTAATCCTAAGGGAGAGTAGTGAAATGGTTTTTGGAGGTTAAAAAAGTGATTAATATTATTGGGGGATGAGCTAATATGGGAGTTAGAGTCGGAGGCTGATCAACTCAGGAGCTGCCATTGTGTGGCTCCTTGACCCTTGTAACTCAATAAAATGATAATTTTATTCGAATTAGAAAGATTGAAAATGAAACTCAAAAATAAAAAATATAAATTTTTATAAAACATGTAGACAAAGACAAAAAATATGTATATAATAAAATCAAGTTAGAGGGAAGGAGGCGAATTATTTGGAGGTACTTGGGATAACAGAGAAGGCATTAAGCTATTACAGAGAAAGCGTTAAAGGCAATAAGACTATTACTCCTGATCAGGCACTGTTAAAGATGATAAGGAATGTCTCACTTGTCAAAGAAACTCATCCTGAGCGAGTTAAAAAACGTTTATTTTGCACAGAGTACGCTTATGGAAATATGATAATCAAAGTTAACAGAAAAAAGTAGGTATTTGAAATTGTAAATAAATCAGGATGCTTTTCTGATCAAAATGATTGGAAGTTCCCAAAAAGAAGGTACATAGAACTTAGTAAAGAACTTGGAATCAAAGACTGCAAGTTTAGCAAAATTACATATTCAAAGAAAAATCACAATAGACAAAAATAAAAATAGAGGATGATAAAAATATATGACGGAAAACAAAACGGTATTACGTGAAGCATCAAACATTGTAACAATTGAAGGAACTTTAGCTGAAGTACGACACACTGAATGGAAAAATGGAAATGGATTAAATATTGAATTAGATATTGAGGTTGCACCTAACGAAGTGCATACAGTGAAAGGATTTTCGAAATATAAGAAAGCTGATGGCACAGATAATGCTATTGCAAAAGGGTATCAAACTATCATAAGTGATTATAAGTCCATTGCAGAACATGGAAGAGATCAAGCTGATAAAGTGAGAATCACCCAAGGTAAGATTGGATTAAATGAATATTACTCTCAAGGAGTATTAAAGGCGTACCCACAGCTAACCACCAACTTTGTAAACAGACTAGATGCTAATGAAGAATTTAATCCTAAAGCTGAATTTGATGTTGAACTGTTTGTTAAAAATGTGACTGAAGAAAAAGTTAAAGGTGAAGAAACAGGGAGAGTTAATTTAAATGGTTATATCCCTTTGTATGGCGGGAAAGTCATTCCTTTTACATTTGTAGTGACTAAGGAAGGTTCTCAATATGTTGAAAACAATTATGAAAAAGGATCTACGGTTAACGTTTTTGGGAAGATCATTAATTATAAAGAACAAAAAGTAACAACCAAAACTGCTGCATTTGGAGAAGACAAAAAAGAAATCACTTCAATTACAAAAAGAGAGTATCTAGTTACAGGGGGTAACGATCCTTATGATGAAGATAGTAAAAATGCTTTTAATCCAGAAGTAATTAAAAAAGCATTGACTGAAAGGGAGACTTATCTAGAAGGACTTAAGAACGAAAGCAGCAATGAAAATAATAAAAAGTCTGGCTTTGGTGGAAGTGCTCCTAATAACAAGCCTTCAAAGCCGGTTGAAATTTCAGATGATGATCTCCCTTTCTAAAATAAAATAGATCATTAATCTAATACATAACTGGGGTGAGCTCCGACTCACCCAACAAATTCAAAATAAAAGGAGAACTATAATGGCAATCGATATTTTCAACCCACAAGTTTCTGTAGTAGCAAAAGGATTAGAAGGAAAAGTTATCACAATCTACGGTTCTAACAACTTAGGTAAAACTAAGCAAAGCACTCGGATGAAGAAACCTTTGTATCTGCCATTCGAAAAAGGATTAAATGCAATCGCAGGCGTACAATTCATGCCTATCAATAGTTGGGCTGATTTTAAAAAGGTAAACAAACAGTTAACTAAAAATGCTGAAAAGGCCAAAGAAATGTATCAGACAATCATTGTTGATGAAGTAGACGCTTTTGCTAAATATGCAACTAGATATGTATGTGAGCAATATGATGTAGAACGGATTAAAGATGGTAATGATGGGTTTGGCCTTTGGAAAGAGTATGAAACTGAAGTATGGGAAGAAATCAATAAATTAATTGGTGTAGGATTTACTGTTATCTTTATTGCTCATGCTGCTGAAGACAAAAAAGGTAAAGTATATCCTAAGGGGGATAAACGAGTTTTAGCTCCAGTAATTGATAACAGCGATATTGTTCTCTATCTAAGTTCTAATGGTGTTGATGAAGATAGAAAAGTAATCAAATCAAGTGCTTGGTTAGCTGAAACTGAAGAGCATTTTGCTCGTAGCCGATTTGATTACATTGACACGTACCTTCCTGAATTTACTGCAGAAAACTTAGAAAAAGCAATTATTGAGGCAGTCGAAAGACAGGAGCAAGCAGAAGGAATTGTCGCTGTTACATACGAAGAGCAAAAACAAAACAACGCTTCAGAAGAACTTGATTTCAACTCATTAATGGATCAAATTAAAGAAATTGGCATGAAGCTTAATGAAGAAGGCCGTTTAGAAGAAGTTAATGAGATTACAGAGAAACATTTAGGTAAGGGTGTAAAAGTTACTGAGTGCAGCCGTAAGCAAGTAGGTGTCATGTCTGTAATTCTAGATGATCTAAAAGACCTTCTAGCAGAATAAAAGAGGGGGGATTATTCTCTCCTCCTTATTAGGAGTGATTATTTGGGGAGACAAGTTAAATGTCCTTATTGCGAGACCAAGTTAGACAAAGACTCAGCCATTCCTTATAAAAAAAGATATTACCATGAAAAGTGTTTTAATACCTGGAAGCAAGAATCAGATCACAGAAAAGAGTTAATTCAATACATATGCAATCTATATGGTCTTACATCTCCAACTGGCATGATGTTGAAACAAATTAAAGAGTATCAAGAGGAATATGGGTATAAGCTTAAAGGCATTGAGCTAGCGCTTAGATACTTTTATGAAACTTTGGATAATCAGCCCAGAGAAGGAGATGGCATTGGAATCGTTCCATTTGTTTATGATGAAGCAAAGCGGCATTACATTAGACAAAAAGCCATTCGAAAATCAGCTGAAGACCCAAAGAATCATAAAAGAGAAGAAATTACGTTAGTCATAAAAAAAGGAATAAGAAAGAAAAGAGGGCTAGTTGATATCTCAACGCTATAGGAAGGAGAGTCCATTTGCTACAAGACAAACAGGCAATAATTCAAGTTTTAGGGAGCATTTTAAAAGATCCCACAATCTTGTCAGAGAGCAATAAATATAAGTTAACTTCGGATGATTTTCCTTCAAGGTTTCATTCAATATTATTTTTTGCCATGAGCAACCTATTTCATCAAGGAACTGAAGTATTGAATGACGTTGAAATAGATGGATATCTAAAGGATTACGATATTCAATATAAAATTTTCCATGATAATAACGGTCTTGAATATATAGAAAGAATTCAAGAGTTGGCTGTTGTCGAAAACTTTGATTACCACTATAAAAGATTAAAAAAGTTTAGTCTGCTTAGAGAAATGGATGGCTTGGGATTCGATATTAAGGAAATATATGATGAATCTCTGATTGACCCAAAAGAACAAGAAAAGATGCAAGAACAGTTTGATAAGAAGTCGATTGATGAAATTTTGACAGCTTATGAAATGAAGATTGTAGACATAAAAGAAAAATTCAGAACTTCATCTGAAAGTGTGGGAATCCAGGGTGGAGAAGGTATTAATGAATTATTGGATTCATTCGAAGAGTCGCCGGATATTGGAGTTCCATTAAATAGCGAAATGCTTACTTCAATTTTTCGGGGATCACGGAAGAAAAAGTTCTATCTGCGCTCAAGTATTACAGGTGGCGGTAAAACAAGAAACATGGTCGCTGACGCTTGTCGCTTAAGTGCAACCGAACTTTATGATCCTAAAAAGAAGGAATGGGTATCAAACCCATGGAGTGAAAGTTCTACGGTTATTTCAACAGAAATGATGGCCGAAGAATTGCAAAGCTTAGCACTTGCCTACATTAGTGGTGTAGAAGAGAAAAAAATCCTTAGAAACACAATCAATGAACAAGAAAAACAACTTGTGCGTAAGGCTGCTAAAGTTCTTCAAGAGTCTAACATATGGTTCGAACATCTGCCTGATTTTAATATTCAGGAGATTGAAAGAACAATTGAAAAGAACGTCATTAAAAACAATGTAGAGTACGTTTATTTCGATTATATTCACTCATCAGTAACCATTTTTTCAGAGATGAGCAAAAAAAGTGGGGTCAACTTGAGGGAAGACCAAATTCTTTTACTTATGTCGGATAAGTTAAAGGGCTTATGTAACAAATACGATGTCTATATGATGAGTGCAACTCAGTTGAATGGTGATTGGAAAGAAGCATGGTTAAAAGGACAAGTAATAGATGCTTCTTACTTGAGAGGAAGTAAGGCCATTGCAGATAAAACAGATGCTGCAATGATAATTCTTCCTTTAAGTAAAAAAGAGAAGGATGCAATTGATCCAATCTTAAAAGAAGGATTTTATCCAGAGCCAAATTTTGTTACACATGTATTTAAAAATAGGGGAAATGAGTATGACAAAGTTAAAGTCTTTTCTCATATCAATATGGGCAACATGCGGATTAAGGACTGTTTCACAACAAATCTTGACAATGAATTAATCACAGTTGAGAAATTGAATATAAAAGCAGGATGAGGGGTGTAGCGCCCTTTGAAGTATGATAAAGACAGAGTAAAAGAAAGCCTGACCATTGAGGATATACATAAGATTTTAAAAGACTTAGGTAGTGAGAACAATCTGTGGGATCAACAAGGAAATCCAATTTACAGAACTGTTTGTCACAATGCTTCTGGTGGGAGCTATAAGCTGTATTACTATCATGAAGCAAAACAGTTTCACTGTTATACAGAGTGTGGAGATAATTTTGATGTATTTGAACTTGTTATAAGAGCAAAAAGTCAAAAAGGTATTAATATCTCTTTTAATCAGGCTATCGAATATGTTGCCAAAATAGCAGGAAGAACATTTGGATTTGGGAATAGAGAGACATACATAAACAATGATTTGATTGATGACTGGGAATGGATGGGGAAGTTCAAAAAGAAGAAAAAAATACATATTGAGCTCCCCAGCTTTAATGAAACGGTTCTAGATGTATTTGTGCCTTATCCTCACCAATTGTGGCTAGGTGAGGGAATAAGTCACAAGACATTAAAAGAGTTTGAGATTGGGTACTATTTTAGACCTCATACAGAAGGGATTACCATTCCTCATCGAGATTTAAATAATAGGTTGATTGGTATACGTAGGCGCTCAATGATTAAAGAAGAAGTAGATGCAGGCTATAAATATATGCCTTTAAAAGTTGGCAATACCTTATATAACCATCAAACAATGATGAATCTATATGGATTACATAAAACAAAAAATTCGATAGAAAGGTTCAAGAAAGTATTGATTTTCGAATCAGAAAAATCAGTATTAAAATGCCAAGATTTTTACGGTGAATCAAACTTTACCTGTGCTGTTTGTTCAAGTAATATATCTAATTTTCACCGGGACATTTTATTGTCTCTTGGTGTTGAAGAAGTTTTTATTGCTCTTGATAAATACCGACCACCAAAAGAACATGAAACAGAGGAGAAATATCAAGAAAAATTGGTTGAATATCAGAAGAAAATTCTAAAGCTCGCAGCAAAATTTACTCCTTATGTTCGTGTGTATGTTTTGTGGGATTATGAAGGCTTACTGGATTATAAGGACAGCCCAGCTGACAAGGGAAAGGAAACTCTAGAGGAGCTAATGAGAAGGAAAATTGAGATTGGCACAGATGAAGGGGGAATTTAATGGAGTATAGACTAATTGGCGACAATGATTATAATTTCGATCCTTTAGCTACTATCTTAAAAAATAGAGGCATAGAAGATCCAAAGTTGTTTGTTAATGTTGATCAAAGTTCAGTTATTCATTATTCAAAGCTAAATAATATTGATAAAGCTGCAGATTGTCTTATTAAGCATTTAAATAATAAAAATAAATTATTTGTTCAGGTAGACAGTGATGTTGATGGATACACATCCAGCTCAATCATTATAAATTACATAAAGAAGATTTGTCCGAAAGCTAATATACATTACAGAATTCAAGATGGGAAAGAGCATGGGATTTTTATTGATACAATTCCTGATGATGTTGACTTAGTCATAATCCCAGATGCAGGTTCAAGTCAATTTGAGGAACATGAGGCTCTTAATAAGAGAGGCACAGAAATAATTGTTATTGATCACCATGAATGTGAACGAGTGTCTGAACATGCGATCGTAGTAAATAATCAACTTTCGCCTAATTATTCGAATAAAACTCTGACAGGTGCAGGAATGGCCTATAAATTTTGCCAGGCAGTTGATGAAAAACTAAATAAAAATGAAGCCGAACAATTCTTAGACCTTGTCTCTATTGGTAACATTGCTGATTCGGCTGATTCAAGAAACCTTGAAACCAGGTATTTTATGAATGAAGGCTTGAAGAAAATTAAGCATCCATTATTAAAGAGGCTGTTTAAGAAGCAAGAGTTTTCAACCAAGGGTGACAAGAACATACAGAATACACAGTTCTTTATTAACCCTTTAATTAACGCTGCCATTAGGGTTGGAAGCAGTGAAGAAAAAGATCAAATGATGAGAGCATTCCTCCTTTCTAAAGAAAAGGTACCCTACAAAAAACGTGGGCAAAGTGAAACTGAGCTTGTGTCAATACATGATGACACAGTTAGAATTCTAGGAAATCTAAAAGCAAAGCAGAAACGGATTGCAGATGTAGCTGGAGTGGAAATTAAAAAAAGAATAGAGGAGAAAAGTTTAACAGCGAATAAAGTACTGATTGTTTACATTGAAGGGATTCTAGATAAAAGCCTAACTGGACTGGTGGCCAATCAGCTTGCAGAAGAATATAAAAAGCCGGTCTTGTTAGCCAGAAACGATCCCGAAAAAGGTAAAGATATTTTGAGTGGCTCTATACGAGGATATGACAAAGGGTTTATAAAGGATTTTAAGAAAGAGCTTATAGATACTGGATTATTTGAGTTTGTTGAAGGTCACCCAAATGCAGCTGGCTTTGCAATTAAACGACAGAACTTAATCCTGGTGAACAAAGTGCTGAATGAAAAATTTAAAGACATAAATATCGAAGAAGATATTCAGAATGTTGATTTTGAGATCCCAGCAAAACGATTGAGAAAAGAATTTATCCTTCAACTTGATGGTTACAAAAACTATTGGGGTTACAAAGTTGAAGAACCCTTAATAGCTATAACGGATCTTGAAATTGAAGTCGAACAAATTGAGCATTTAGGGAAAAAGAATAAGACAACTGTTAAATTTAAGCATGGCGATATTGAATACATAAGGTTTAAAAGTGATGAGAATTACTTTAATCAGCTTACTGCATCAAATGGAACGTTAGTCATTAATGTAATTGGTAAAGCAAAGGCAAATGAATACAAAGGCAAGAAAACACCTCAAATCGAGATTTATGAATTGGAGGTGGTTCGCACAAAACAAAAAGAACTTGTGTTTTAAGGGGGAGAAAAGTTGATTGGATGTCACTGTCACACTGATAAAAGTAACATAAGACTACTTGATTCAACAAACTCAGTTAAAGAACTGCTCAAAACTGCAGTGAAGATGGAATATAAGGGACTGGCCATAACAGACCATGAAGTCCTCTCAGCACATTTAGATGCTATTCGAACAGTTAGAGAAATGAAAAAGAAGGGGGATATGCCAGAAGATTTTAAACTGATATTGGGTAATGAAGCGTACCTAGTCGATTCTTTAGAGGAAGTTCGAGATAACTATAAATCGGGAGTGACAAAATTTCCGCATTTCTTGATGTTGGCAATTGATCCAAAAGGACATGAGCAGTTAAGAATACTGTCTTCTCAAGCCTGGGAAAACTCATTTTATACAGGAACAATGGAAAGAGTGCCGACAGTAAAAAAGGATGTAGAGAAGCTATTAAGTAAAGATCCAGGACACATCATTGCTACCACAGCTTGCTTGGGGTCTGAGGTAAACATTCACCTGTTAAAGATAAAGGCTTTTGAAGAAACTGGTGATTCTCAGTCAATTAAGCAGCACAAACTAAAGATTCATGAGTTTATAACTTGGTGTATAGAGGTTTTTGGGAAGGATAAGTTTTTTATCGAGCTTCAACCTGCACTGAGTGAAGAACAGATTTACTGTAACAAGAAGCTGATAGATATAGCCAACGGGTATGACTTACAAATGATTGTTACAACAGATGCTCACTATCTAAGACCCGAAGATAGAGCAATTCATCAAGCCTTTTTAAACGCTAAGGATGGAGAAAGAGAAGTTGATTCCTTTTATGAAGCCTGTTTCGTTCAAAACGTTGATGAAATTCACGAGAGAATGGACTACATTGATAAAGAAGTCATCGATCAGGCCATAAAAAATACAATGCTCATTGGCGAGATGATTGAAGACTATACTATAGAGCACGAACCAATTATCCCTAAAATGGATCTTCCAAACTTTAAATTAAGACATTTATTTAAACCAGCATATGATCAATATGAATATATAAAAAAGATGTCTGAATCAGTAGATGAACAAGATAGATATCTCCTTAAGTTAATTGAGGACGGATTTGAAGAGAAATTAAAGACAAGCGAACTAACGAGAGAAGCTTTTCATAAAATATTGAATAGGATTAACGTTGAGCTGGGTGAACTTTGGGAAATCAGCCAAAAGCTGAGCCAGTCTATGCCTTCTTATTACATAACAGTTAGAGAAATCATTAATATTATTTGGGATGATGAGTGTGGAGGAGACAGTTTAGTTGGGGCAGCCAGGGGAAGTGCTGCAGGTTACTTAGTTAATTATCTTCTCGATAACACTCAAATTAATCCAATGCAATATGATTTACCACATTGGAGACATATACATAAATCGAGACCTGACCTTCCAGATATCGATATTGATACTGAAGGATCAAAAAGACAAAAAATTCTTAAGGCACTTAGAGAAAGGTTTGGAGACAAACGTGTTCTTCAAATTGCTACTTTTGGAACTGAGGGTTCAAAATCAGCGCTTCAGACAGCGTGTAGAGGCTTAGGAATCGATAATGATATATCCCAGTATTTAAGTGGAATGATTCCATTTGAAAGAGGATCTAACTGGCCTTTAACACATTGTTTTTATGGTGACAAAGAAACTGGCAGGAAGCCGATTAAAGAGTTTATTAGGGAGGTTGAACAATACCCTAATCTTAAAGAAACAGCTCTAAAAATTGAAGGGTTAACTAATAAGCGCTCTTCTCATGCAGCCGGAGTAATTATCTTTAACGATGAATATACAAAGTCGAATGCAATGATGAAAACTCCTAAAGGAGCTTATATTACACAGTTTAATATGGGTGACAGTGAAGCCATGGGCTCAGTAAAGTTTGACCTTCTTACAATTGAAGCTTTAGATAAGATTAGAGTAACATTAGACCAATTAATCGAGAATAAAGAAATTGAATGGCAAGGAAGCTTAAAGGAAACCTACAACAAATACATCCATCCAGACGTAATTGAGTACGAAGATGATAAGCTATGGGAAATGGCTGGTAATGGGGAGATCATGGATTTATTCCAGTTCTCAACTGAAGTCGGTCATCAATCAGTTGTCAAAGTAAAACCTAAGAATTTACTTGAAGCAGCAGTAACCAATTCTTTAATGAGACTTATGTCAGACGGTGAAGAACAGCCTGTAGATACATATGTAAAATACAAAAATGACCTTAATAAATGGTATGAAGAAATGAAGCGGTACAGCCTAAGCGAAAAGGAAATCAAAGTATTGGAGAGGCACCTTAAGGACATTTATGGTGTTGCTGATACTCAAGAAGTGGTTATGCAGATGGTTATGGATAAAGATATAGCTAACTTTGACATTAAAGAATCAAATTATCTTAGGAAATCCATAGCAAAAAAGAAAGAAGATGTACTAAAAGAAGTGGAAGAATTGTTTTTTAAAAAAGGAAAGGAGATTGGCACTTCTGATAACCTGTTGAATTATGTCTGGAATGTTCAATTTAAAAGACAGTTTGGCTACAGTTTTAGTTTACTTCATACCTTGGCATATTCAATTATTGCATTACAGGAATTGAACTTAAACTATCGATATAATCCTTTATACTGGAATACTGCTTGTTTAACGGTAAACAGCGGAGGAATAGATACCGAGGATACAAAAGACAACAAAAAGACAGCTGCTACAAACTACGGAAAAGTTGCTTCAGCCATCGGAAACATTAGACAAAGAGGGATTAAAATAGACCTCCCAGATATAAATAAGGCTGATTTTGGTTTTAGGACTGATATTAACAACAATTCAATTTTATTTGGACTTAAAGGAATGAATGGAATTGGAGACGATGTTATTCATCATATAGTTCTAAATAGACCATATAGTGACTTTAACGACTTTATTGAAAGAATGTTTAAGAGCGGCATTATTAAGAAAGGACAAGTAATCCAATTAATAAAAGGAGGCTGCTTTGATTCTTTTGGAAACAGGCAAGAAATCATGAAGGCCTTTATTAGCTTAATATCAGAACCAAAAAGTAAGCTTACGTTGTCTAATTTAAAAATGCTAATTGAAAACAACATGGTACCTTCAGAATTTGCACAAGAAGTGAGACTCTTTCGTTTTAAAGATTACATCAGCAAAAAGGTGTACAAAACATTAAAGTCGCCAAAAGATAAACTTTTTTTATTGGATGATGTATCAGCTTCGTTTTATAACCAGCATTTCAGTGAGGATAGTGTAGTTGACATGTTAAACGGGCAGCTTGTCATTTCTGAAAAAGCTTTTAAAAAAGAATATGATAACAAGATGTCTAATATAAAGTCCTGGATAACAACAGAAGAACCACTGAAGAAATTGAATGATTGTTTATTAATAAAAGAGTGGGAAAAATACGCCGATGGGTCATTAGGAAAGTGGGAAATGGATTCATTGAGCTATTATTATAATGACCATGAGCTTTCTGGTGTAAACTTTGCCAAGTATGATATTGCTGACTTTTATAAACTGCCAGCAGAGCCGGTCAAAGGTAAACCTTATCAATGGAGAGGGAAAACTCTCTATGAATATGAGACTACACGGATTATAGGCACTGTTTTAGATAGGGATAAAAACAAACATACAATTACTCTTCTAACACCAACAGGGGTGGCTACAGTTAAACAGTGGTCGGGCAGCTTTAGTCATTACAATAAACAGATTTCTAGATCCATTGGTGGCGGAAAGAAAGAGGTAGTCGAGAAATCTTGGTATACCAGAGGAACATTGCTCATGTTTACTGGTTTCAGAAGAGGTAACAATTTTATTCCGAAAGTCTATAAAGATAGCATATATAATCACACTGTCTGCAGAATAGACAATGTTGATAATGAAGGAAATATGAGTTTGACAACTAAAAGGGCAGAAATATAAATCTTAGCTGATGATAGGAGAGATGAAAATTTTCAAAAAACTTATAGACAAACACAAAAAATATGTATATCATAGAATTAACGAAATGACACTTTTTGCTACCATTGGTTTGTTAGGAGTAGGGCTCGTATATAGCGCTAAAAACTTGTATACACATCAGGACAATCAAGTCTCAATAAAAGAGTCATTTTATCTAAATAAAAAAGAGGTGAGGCAAAAACTAATTCATGAAATTGACGTTCCAAGAATCCTTCCCAGGCTAAAGAGTGAGGAAGAAAAGCAAGCTGAAAGTAGAAAAAAGTATCTTAATGCGACGATTACATATCTAACAGAAGAAAATAAAAAAACAGCAAAACATACAAAAACAAAAAAAGTGCAAAAAACCAATAAAAAGAGAAGTGAAGATAACCCAGCTTCAAAAAGTACTAATGTAAAGGCAGTGAAGAGTCATGAAGTGATTGCCACTGCTTACACAGCGTTTTGTTCTACAGGGTGCACAGGGAAAACAAAAACCGGCTATGATGTATCAAACACATCCTATTACAATGGAAAAAGAATAATCGCTGTTGATCCAGAAATAATTCCTTTGTATTCATTAGTGCAAGTTTCATATGAAGGGAATAGCTTTCAAGCATATGCAATAGATACAGGAGGAGATATTAAAAACAATCGTATTGATATTCTAATGGACAGTGAGCAAGAAGCAAATGCATTTGGTCGTAAAAATGTAAGAGTGAGCTGGTAAATCGATCCAAATAACTGAAAGGTATAAACATTTCAACAATTCGTTCGATGCAATACATAACATGAAATTTATCCCAAGGAAAACTATTACATAGAGAGAGTGAAGAGAATGTTCATTTTAGATAAAGAGGCTAAGGTCAAATCAACTGGGGAGTGCGGGGTTATTGAAGCCATCTACCCTGAAACAAAGACAGTGGAACTTTGTTATTATGATGGAACTTATGATGAAAGGAGTTTTGATGATGTTGTTATGGCAACAAGTAGTTAAAATTCCAAGACAAAATTAAAAAATAGGGTGAGATAAATGAAGTGTATTCAAATTGAAATGTCATTCACAGACGAATATGGACAGGTGACCAGATTAAATAAGACTTATAGACCGTCGATTATTGAAGAACATAAAGGGGAAATCCCTGGATTGTTGTTAGATGATTTTAAGAGGTTCTTGTCGTCCCTTGGGTTTAATGAAAAACAGGTTTCTAGAATAGTAACAGAAGATTAAGAGGTTTTTTATTGAGGGGAGGTGGTATTAAATTGCCTAAATACTGGAGTTATCCTGTTGGACTAGCTGTAGAAATTAACAATAATGCACGATATGGATGCCCACATCATGTGGGGAGAAAAGGAAAGATTATCGAGCATTTGCATTCAGCTACATATGACTATTCAGTTAGCGATGAAACAGGTGACATTACTTACTTTAAAGAACATGAATTAACGCCACTAAAGGGAGGTTTAACTTATGTTTAAAAAAGGTCAAAAGGTAATTGTTGATTTTACAGATGAGATTGGAGCTGTTGCGAAAGTCGATTATCGATACAACCAGGTAGAAGTAAAGTACCCTGATGGCACTTACCAGGTTGTTGGATTTCATAAAATAAGAAAGGTGGAGGATTAATGACATTGATTATCTTGGAGGGGCCTGATTGCTGCTTTAAATCAACAGTTGCAGCAAAGCTAAGCAAAGAACTGAAGTATCCAATTATCAAAGGTTCAAGCTTTGAGTTGGCCACAAGCGGGAATGAGAAATTATTCGAGCACTTCAACAAATTAGCTGACGAAGAAAATGTGATTATTGACAGGTTTGTTTATTCTAACTTGGTATATGCAAAGAAATTTAAAGATTACTCGATCCTTACAGAGCAACAGCTTAGATTTATTGAGGATAAAATTAAAATAAAAGCGAAGATTGTATATTTACATGCTGATCCAAGCATTATTAAGGAACGGTTAAACGTACGGGGAGATGAGTATATAGAAGGAAAAGACATTGATTCAATTTTAGAGTTGTATAGAGAAGTTATGAGCAATGCGGGATTACATACATATTCATGGGATACTGGACAATGGTCAAGTGACGAAATTGCTAAAGACATAATCTTTTTAGTGGAATAGGGGAATTTATGAAAAAAGTAATTGCAATTGACATGGATCAGGTCTTAGCTGATTTACTAAGTGATTGGGTAGCTAACATTAACACACACGATGATCCTTTTCTCAAAGAGGAGGACATCCTGTGCTGGGATATAAAAAAATATACAAATACCAACAATAATGTTTATAGACATTTAGATTACAATTTGTTCAGAAATCTTGATGTTATAGAAGGCAGCCAAAGAGTAGTAAAAGAGCTGATGAAGAAATATGAAGTTTATGTTGTGACTACTGCAACAAACCATCCAGAGTCCCTTAAAGCAAAGCTTGAATGGCTTACTGAGCATTTTTCATTTATCCCACATAGCAATGTAGTGCTTTGTGGCAATAAAAGCATAATTAAAGCAGACATCATGATAGATGACGGAATACATAACTTAGAATCATTTGAAGGAATGAAGATTCTATTTGATGCTCCCCATAACAGGAATGACAACAGATTTATTCGTGTTATGAACTGGGAAGAGATTGAACGAAAATTACTTTAAAATATCTCATTTATAGAGTTTGATTAAATCTTATGAATAACAAGCACGTACCCATTTTCTAAAAGCTCATTTAAGTTTTCACTCACTTTACTTGGATACGGATGTACTTTAAGTAAATCAGAATACTCAATGTAAGAGTTGGAGTCACAAAAGTCTGCAATAAATAACAAAAGGCTTAAAGCGCTTGTACTTAAATTTGTTTTGAGCCTATCAACATCATGACAATAAGTCGCTTCATCATTGTATTCTTTATTAAAAATGGAAGATGGTTTAAGTTTCATCGTCTCACCCTACCTTAATTTAATGATAACTGAATATTGAGAAAATGAACAACAAAATATGAAAATTTAGATAAAAGATCAATTTTATTTAAAGATGGGAGTGGCCTATGGAAAGTAAAGTGTTTATAAATCCAGTTTCGTCTTATGCTTACAAAAGAAAGAATGAGTTAGGAATTGTCATTGGTTTTGTTGGATATAAGCCTAAAAACCATGAATCAAGACTGTGCTATAAGGTTCGTTTTGAAAGTGATGGGATGGTTGATTACATTCCTGTTTCAGATGTGGAGCAAGGGCATTATAGTTTGATTTCTGTATAAAATTTGTCTTTTAAACAAATGTAAAATAAGAGGATGTGATCATGATTAGTATTGAGCAAATAATTGAAAGGTTTAAACAAAGTGTCGAAGAATATAGGAAGAAAATCAGAAACGGAGAGACCGAAAAAGCGCAACGTTTTGCAAGTGAATTAGGGGCTGAAATTGAAGCGACAGCAAGCCTTATGGAAGCTTTCAAAGCTGGAAAGAAAACGATTGAGGATGAGATATCACGACAAAAAGGTGAGTGAATATGCTAACTGATCAAGAAAAAATTGACTTGGTAAACGCTCTTGATTTTGTAGTTATTGAACCACATACACAAAGCATTTACGTACATAACGATGAAAAGACCAATGGAGTATTAGCTAAGGTTTTGCACACTATTTCAGTAGATGAGTATATTGTGAGCTTTAAAAAAGGGAGTCTAATTGATATCTTTCCAGCAGCAATGCAAGAAGCCGGTGCGGAAGGATTTAAAGATGGCCAGTTTGTGATTATGCCAAAGAAATTTTATGTTGATCAATGTTATGCGATGAGTAAGGAAATCGAGCGGTTAACTAACCTAATCACTCTACACAATATTAAACCAAATACATATCAAGGATTGATTCATTAAATTGTTTCAAGAAAAAATGAAAGGATAAAGGGATGTTTATTGAAAAAGTATTATGTAAGGTGTAAAGATAGCAAAGGTGAAAATGCGTCTCTAGTTATTGAGGCGCTATCACCTGAACATGCAAAAGAACAAGCATACGAAGTACATGAGGTAAGGGATATTTATAATGTAAGTCTGGGAGAAGGAAAGTCAAGGAACTATCTTGCCCGAAATCATTCTCCGTACATAAAAAATGACAATGGAAAAGCCATAACCATATTTTCATAGGGAGAGGGTATCATTAAGGATAATGTTAGAGATCTTGTAATTGATGATATAGATGCTGCTGAAGGAGTATTGGATAAGCTCTATATTTACTTAGAAAACACTTTGAAGCCTGAAGAAAAGCGTGTTTGGGAGCGGTGTGATAAAGATATAATGTCTGTTTTTGCAAAGCTGAAAAATATTAAAGAAATTATTTAAAAACCGATAGACAAATACAAATAATATGTATATAATAAATTTACATTAGGACAAAGGAGAGTGTTAATGAATCATATATGTGACATCTGTAAAGAGTACATAAGTGGAAAAACAATTTGTCTTAGGATCAGCGATGAAAAAACTTATGAAGACTTCAATTGTTGTGAAGGCTGTGCAAAGGGTTATTCCGAGAGAGTGAAAAATGAATGCAGTAATTTAAGTGTTAAGAAGACATTAGAACATTTAGGACTAAATAACAAATACAAAAATAGAGGATAAAATATTCCTTTTATCGAGAATGGAGAGATGATGAGTGAATCAAGAAAAATGGGTAATCGTAGTTAGACGTGATGGAGATCAAAACAATGGAAAAGTATATAACAATTTTGTTACTGGAGAAGATTTGATTTTCACAAACCTGGAAGAAGCAGAAAAATTCGCAATGAGAATTGAAACAGAAGGTAGAGGGTTATGGACATTGGTTGAACCGTACAGTAAGCATGTATTAACTGAAAAAGCTTTTGATAACAATTTTGTCGCTACAATGAAAGCTAATCGTGAATCTACTCATGAATAAGTGAGTAAAGAGAGGGAGGTATTTTAATGACAAATACATGGTTCATCAGTGATCCGCACTTTGGCCATAAGAATATCATCAAATATGAAGGTGATAAACGACCATTTAAAGATACTGAACATATGGACAATGTGATTATTGAGAATTTCAATAAAACGGTTAGCGAAGGGGATACAGTCTTTTGGCTTGGAGATATGTTTTTCTGTAATTCAAAAAGAATTGAGTACATAGTGAGTCGGTTAAAGAAAACTAGAAACATACTTATTAGAGGAAATCATGACAAAGGAATTTCAGATACAAAGTTTAGAAGACTTGGTTTTGATCCACATAGGATGTATCTCTATGAGGATTACATCCTTACTCATGAACCAATTTCTCAGGTGAATATGAACAGATTAATTGAGGAATTTCAACTTTGCTGTAATGTACATGGGCACACTCATAGTGAAGAAACTGGTCTCGAAAAGCTAAGTCATGTTTGTGTAAGTGTTGAAAATACCGACTTTAAACCAGTAACGATGGATTGGATTAACTCGAAAAGGTGGGAAGGTGCAAGAAATCCTCATTGGAAATAGAAAAGAATTTCCCGGGCAAGCGCAGTATACGACAAATTAAAACAAAAGGAGATGAACGTATGCAAACATTAGATGCACCAATTTACGAAGTTAAACAGAAGAGTGACTGGTATAAGTCTGAGAAGAAACGAAAAGAAGACATTAACTCATTCTTTGATAAATTTGAAGAAAAGTATGGAGTGAAAGAGGGGTTTTCGTTTTATCACTCTGAGTATTTCGGAGTCTACGAAGGAACAGAAGCGTATGAAGTATTTAAAAACGACATTGTTAAAAATCCAGTAGATGGATTCTATGCTTTCAAAAAACGATCTAAGTTCTTCAAAGAAATAAAAACTATGATTGATCAAATTGAAGAGGTGAATCCCTTCAGGTCTCATGATGAACTTGGTTTAAACAACATGACTGGTCGCCAATGGATAGGTGATAGGTGGTTCTTTGGAGTCAAAACTGAACAGCTTGTTAAAGGAGACAGTGTGGTTGCTACTGATTATAAAGATTATCTAAAAATTGTAATGGAGCATTTAGATTAAAACATACAAGACCATTAAACAACAAATCAAAACAAATAATGAGGAGAGAATAATCATGAACAATGAAAAATGGGTAGTTGAGGTCTATGCAGGTAAAGAATTCGTTGGAAAGATGACTGACTTAGATGGAAAGGTAGCAGTATTTAATAAAGGAGAGCAAGCAATGACTGCAGCTCAAGAACTGAAAGCAGGAGGCTCATTAGGAGTATGGTGCAAGCTTGCAAAACTGGATGGGTGTGAAAATATTGCAGCTAGTCATTAAAATTCTTGAAATCACGGGTCTTTTGTTGATTGGAATAGTTTCACTAGATACATATGGAACTAAAAGGAGAATAAAACCTCAAATAGCTCTAGGATTATTAGTTCTGGCTGGTTTGTTATTCTTGGCAGGTTTGGTTTTACTGATTATCAACAATGTCTAAATAAAATTCAATTTTTATCGTGAAAGGAGTAACTGAAATGAAGGATAAATTAACGTCAGTAGTTCACTTTATTGAAGTCAATCGGGATGAAATGGGTGACAAGAAATCACTAAATATGCTTCTAAAAGCATTAAAGAAGATCATCAATGAGGGAAGATAAATGAAGTTTCATATTCTTGAAGATAAACAAATGAGGGATATTGGTTTTACGGATCACGTGAAATCAAAGTGGTACTTCATAAAATCAATTCAACCTAACATCACATTTAATTTAACAATACATAAAAAGAGTCTCAAGGGTGAGATTGACGTATTAGATGAAAGATACTTACAGCCATATGATTATCAATACTATATGAAAGCTTGCACAAGAGAGGAACTTGAATTCCCATACGTTACTAATGATAAAGTGCAAGAAATTATGGCCAATTTTATTGAACAAGGAATCATAACAGAATATGAAATGGGGAGCTACATTTAAGGAGGTGAATAAGTGGGGAGACATCAAGCTAAGTTTGAAGGCAAGATAATCAATAAATCATATGGATTGGACGCACTCGGTCGTTTTTCTGAATATGAGAAAATCGAACTCAACTGTTTCTTCGAAGGAATAATTGACTTAGATCCAATTGAAGTTGGGGGCAAAGTATACATCCCTGGTTTTAATGAATATGTAGTTGTTACTGATAGGCAGCGGAACACCAATAATGAATGGACGTATCAGACTGATAAGATCATTAAAACTATTGAAGACAAAGAGAGTTTTGAAAAGGCGATTCAAGAGCAAGCAAAAATTGAAGAAGAATGGCAACAGCGTGTCAAACAAGAGAATCAATTTGTTAAAGAACAAAGTGACAATCGCAAAACTTCCTGGTGGAAGAGACTAATTACTAAAAATTAAAGGAGAGATTTTTATTGAATAAGGATACAAAGGATATTTGGAGCGGTTTCTTTATTGGGTCAGGTTCGTTAATTGTAGTTGGATTACTTATTTTTGTTGAAGCGTTGACTATGTCACTAATTGTTTATTACGGATTGAATCACGTGTTAAATCCTTTGCTTATTGATACATACAACATTCAAAATGTCCATGTCACTTTACCTCATGCATTTGTTATTGGTGTTTTACTCAACGTATTTGTCAAAGGTGTAAAACGGTCAGATCAGGAAAAAGATGAGAACATTTTCAAGAAAGCCGGTAAGTCTTTACTTCATTCAGCTTTCGCATTGATTGTTCTGGATGTTAGCACACTGTTTATCGCAAAAAGAAATCAACTGGTGAAATAGTCGGCGAAATGAAAGTTACAACTTTACCTGCTAAAACCATTTTGCAAAACGATAAGTCTAAATAAAAGTTTTATTTTAAAGATATTTGACAGGGGGAAATAAAAGTGCAAATTGAACAGTTGAAATTTTATAATATGGGATTGTACAAGTGGCTGCCGTGTGAGCCAGATGAATGTTTAGTTGCTAAATGATATTTTTGTAACCGAAATGGATGAAAAATTAGTTATTCATCTAACCAATAGTCAATTGAAAAAGCTTCAAAAAGGATTTAAAAGCTCCTTCCCATTATTTTTATCTATTTACCAACATAAAGAATTCCTTTACCTCGCTTTAAAAGTAACAAATGTTGAGTTTGAAAATTCTCAATCCCCAATAACAAAGGTTGTACTTACTGTTCAATATTTAACTGAGGATGAAAATAAAGAAATTGGATAAAAGGATGATTTTAAAGAGATTAAGAGATTCACAAAAATAAATTAAAAGGATGATGAAGATGAAAATGAAATATGGACTTTATTGTATGGGATCACTTGTCAATACTTATGACGATGCAATTGAGGCTCATACAGATGCTGTTTATGCTCAAGAAGAAAGCGGAGTACCGCATGAAGTAAGAGAAATTCTATAAATTAAGAGGAGGACATTAAATGATTCAAGGGTTTTATAAAGATCAGAAACTTCACCTTTTAGAAGATCCTATGCAGCAGTACACTGTCATGAAAGTTGAAGAAAATGCAGTATGTGTTTACCGATGGATCGATGATTATAGGCACACGATTGAAAGATTTACAGATGTTGAAGAGGCTAAAAAGCTCCTTGGAGAAGGATGGCTTAAACAATAAAAAGGAAGGTGTATACATGGAATTAATATTTGCTGAAACAATTAAAAGAGATCAAAAATTAGAGAATACGGATATTGTTAAACTAAGTGATGATTATTACATGGTTGTCAAAGAGATTGAGGGTTATATTGCAAGGAATTTTAAAGGATGGACAGGTGCCACTGGTCACCACCCCACTTTAGAATCTCTTTTAGATTCTTTATATGGACTCAGATGGGATCCTAAAATTTTCAACCATAAAGATTATCACCTAGAATTAAAAAAATCTGAAAAAAAATCACAGTTTTATTCAAAATAAAAACAAAAATAAGGAGATGTAAAATGGGGGCAGCTACACGAATTGATCCAACTCAACCATATGTAAAAAAGAAGAACATTATTAACTTTACAGTAGCCACTGAGAACACTCATATTCATTTAGCTGATGGGCAATCTTTTCCTGTATTAAAAGGAGAGATTATTGCAACTGACCAACAGGGAAATCAATTTGTTGAATTAGAAAAGAATCTAGATGATTACGTTCCAGTTAAGAAGAGTTCCTTATATGAAAGTATGGCACAGGGCTACATGGAAATGGGCGACATTAATCGTGAAATATCAGAAGCATTTAATCATGCTGAAAATGAAGCTGAATCTGCAACTACAAGATTAATTACAGGAGCCTATAACGATTAGTGATCATTACATATGAGAGTAAAACTGGCAATGTAAGAAGGTTTGTAAAAGCGTTGCAACAAGAGTTAGACATTGAGGCAATTGAAATAACTGATGATACGATCATCACTCAAGAGTTCATACATATTACATATACGATAGGCTTTGGGGAAGTACCTGAAAGGACTTTGAGTTTTATCAATAAGAATAAAAATAAAATAAGGGGAGTTGCTGTTAGTGGTAACAAGGTTTGGGGTGATAACTATGGTTTAGCTGGAGACAAGCTTTCAGCTAAGTTCCACACACCATTGTTATTAAAGTTTGAACTTAGTGGAACGAAACAAGATCTACAGAAAATCATTCAGGAGGTACAACTTATTGACAAACACAATACCAAAGTGGATCAAGCTCAATAATGAGATCATGATTCAGAAAGATGGGAAGTATCAATTCGAAAAGGATAAGGAGGCCGTACATAGTTACTTTGTTGATTACATTAATCAAAACACAGTCTTTTTCCATGATCTGAAAGAGAAGCTGGACTATCTGATTAAAAATGATTATTACGAGGAAGAATTCTTAAGCAAATATACATTCGAACAGATTAAATCAATCTATAAGATTGCTTACAGTTACAAATTTAGATTCCCATCTTTTATGAGTGCATTTAAGTTCTACAATGACTACGCATTGAAGACAAACGATAAAACAAAGATCCTGGAAAGGTACGAGGATCGTGTCTCAATTGTAGCTCTATATTGTGCTGATGGGGATTACGAGAAAGCAGTTGAGGAAGTACATACTATGATGAAACAAGAGTATCAGCCGGCAACACCTACATTCCTTAATGCTGGACGTAAGCGAAGAGGTGAAATGGTGAGCTGCTTCTTACTTGAAGTGGATGACAGTTTGAATGCTATCTCTAGAGCCATTGATATCTCCATGCAGCTTTCTAAGCTAGGTGGAGGAGTAGCATTAAATCTAAACAAACTAAGAGCCAAAGGTGAAGCCATTAAAGATGTTGAGAATGCGACAAAAGGCGTTGTAGGCGTCATGAAGCTATTGGATAATGCCTTCAGATATGCCGACCAAATGGGTTGATTTGGCCCCTTTCATCAGCAATGGTGATCGAAAACCTCTTTAATTCATGGGAACTCCAACAGGGACAATCATGAGCGAAGCAAGACTAAGTCTTGAACGTGCAACGACTAGCCGAAAGGCGTAGGCTGCAAGCTATTGGCAGTCGAAACAGGAGGCACCCTTAGAGGGTGAAGATATAGTCTAACCTTCATGGTAACATGAAGCAGCCATATGGCGGGGCGTGCTTAGCGAACACGTCTGAATGGTCTGCAAAGACAAGGATCAGGAGCAGTTTATCTAAGTGTATTCCATCCAGACATTACAGATTTCCTAGATACCAAAAAAATAAGTGCTGATGAAGATGTCCGAGTTAAAACATTATCTATTGGTGTAGTTGTTCCAGATAAATTTATTGAACTTGCAAGGGAAGACAAGGATTATTACATGTTCTATCCGCATTCAGTATACAAGGAATATGGACAGTATCTTGATGAGATGAGCATCAATGAAATGTATGATGAGCTTGTCGAAAACCCTAGGGTTAGAAAAGCTAAAGGGAATACTCGGAAGCTGTTAGAGCAATTGGCCATTCTAAGAAGCGAATCTGGCTATCCGTATATTATGTTCGCTGACAATGTAAATAAAGTGCATCCAAATGAACATATTTCAAAAGTGAAGTTTTCAAATTTGTGTTCTGAAGTCCTCCAATCATCACAAGTATCAGTTTATACGGATTACGATAAAGAGGATGAAATTGGTTTAGATATCTCCTGCAATCTTGGCTCAATGAACATTGTAAATGTAATGAGTAATCAATCAATTGCTTCAACAGTAAGAATAGCAATTGACTCATTGACAACTGTCACAAGGAAAACAAACATTGTAAATGCTCCAGCAGTTGCGAGAGCAAATACACTAATGAGATCAATTGGTCTAGGGCAGATGAACCTCCATGGATTTCTAGCTCAAAATAATATTGCTTATGAAAGTGAAGAAGCTAAGGATTTTGCAAATACATACTTTATGATGGTTAACTTCTACTCACTGCAGCGTTCTATGGAAATTGCACGAGAAACAGGGGAGACATACTACAAGTTTGATGGTTCAACTTATAAATCAGGTGAGTATTTCGAAAAGTACGTAACAAATGATTATAGCCCTCAGTTTGAAAAGGTTAAAAAGCTATTTGGAGATCAACATATTCCTAACATTGAAGATTGGACGAAACTTAAAGAAGATGTAATGAAATATGGCTTATACCATTCGTATAGGCAGGCTATTGCACCTACGGGAAGCATCTCATATGTTCAATCATCTACGGCGGGTGTAATGCCCATTATGGAAAGAATTGAGGAACGTACATACGGAAACAGTAAGACATATTATCCAATGCCAGGTTTATCAGCTCAGAATTGGTTCTTCTACAAAGAAGCATATGACATGGATATGTTTAAAGTTGTTGATCTTATTGCCACTATTCAGCAGCACGTCGACCAAGGGATTTCATTTACGTTGTTCTTAAAGGATACGATGACGACGAGAGACCTAAATAGAATAGACCTCTACGCTCATCATCGAGGAATTAAGACCTTGTACTATGCGAGAACTAAGGATACTGGTCAGGATTCATGTCTATCTTGTGTTGTCTGATTAACTCTATAAAAATAGTATTCATATAATAGTTCAGAAATTAAAAGAAGGATATTCATTAAAATAGCATTTGTTAAATTTCCTTCAAAACACAGTGATAGCCCTAGATTAACAAGGAACATAAAGATAATTTTTTGAACGTTATTATTCATAAGTAAAACCATCCTCTTATAATTTTAGGGGCTTTGTTACCCCGTATATAAGGGCTTCAAAGAGGGTGGTTTTACAGTGTCAAATCTAAAATTTTTTAAGATAGGAGAATATTTTTGACAAAAATTTATGACGCAGCAAACTGGTCAAAGCATGAAGACGATTTTACCCAAATGTTCTATAACCAAAACGTGAAACAGTTCTGGCTTCCGGAAGAGATTGCTTTAAACGGCGATCTCCTCACATGGAAGTACCTCGGAAAAAATGAGCAGGACACTTATATGAAGGTACTGGCCGGACTTACGCTTCTTGACACAGAGCAGGGGAATACGGGGATGCCGATCGTGGCTGAACACGTAGATGGCCACCAGCGGAAAGCGGTGCTGAACTTTATGGCGATGATGGAGAACGCTGTCCATGCGAAATCTTACAGCAACATCTTTCTAACTTTGGCTCCAACCGAGAAGATCAATGAAGTCTTCGAATGGGTGAAAAACAATAGATTTCTTCAAAAGAAGGCTAGAGCAATTGTTTCAATTTATAAAGCAGTTCAGAAAAACGATGATATTTCCTTATTCAAAGCAATGGTTGCGTCTGTGTTCCTAGAGAGTTTTCTTTTCTACTCAGGGTTTTATTATCCACTTTACTTTTATGGACAAGGGAAACTTATGCAAAGTGGAGAGATCATTAACCTGATTATTTAATAGTCCCTTTTGTCGGCAACGGCAAATGTGAACCTCTCTAATTGCTGGAAAATCCTTATTAGGACAATCAGCAGCGAAGCTATGCGAACCCAAAGGAGGTGAAAATGATAAGGAAAGAAGTCGAAAATTTAATCTATGATTTGATTGCTGGAATGAACAATGTTGAAGCTGGTGAAAAATACAGCCTTCATCCTCGTTACGTTAGTCTAATTCGACATAAAAGAAGATGGAAGACTTTATGGGATCGCATAGAACGTTCAACGACTATCGCATAGGCGGCGAAATTCCGCAAAACGAGTAGGGCGCAAGCTATTGGCGTGGGTGAGAACCCCTTAAATCGAAACGGGAGGCATCCTACAGGGATGATGATATAGTCTGCTCCTTACGGTAACGTAAGGCGGTTGCGACAGGGCAACGAACCGATAGTAGCGAACTCGGTTGAACTAAGGGTATTAGAGACGAAGCGATACATGGAACATACATCGGATTGTTAGCTCAGGAGATTTATAAGAAGCAAACACCACAGAAGCAAAAGGAATTATACGAATGGGCTTTAAACTTACTGCAGGAGCTTTACGAAAATGAATTGGAGTATACAGAAGATGTCTATGATCAAGTTGGCTTAGCTCCTGATGTTAAGAAATTCATCAGATACAATGCTAATAAAGCTTTAAACAACCTGGGATTCGATCATCTGTTTGAGGAAGAAGACGTTAATCCAATTGTTATCAATGGTTTGAGTACAAAGACTAAATCCCATGACTTCTTTTCAACTAAAGGGAATGGGTACAAAAAAGCAACAGTGGAGCCATTAAAGGATTCAGATTTCATTTTTACCGAGAAAGGATGTATTCAATGAGATTAATTAAATTAGAGCAGCCTAATTGCAATCCATGTAAAATGGTGTCCAATTACTTAGAACAAGCAGATATTCAATTTGAGACAGTTGACGTTACACAGGAACCAGAAGTAGCGTCTAGATTTGGCGTTATGGGAGTACCGGTAACCATTTTGCTGAATGATCAAGGAGAAGAAGTAAACCGAAGTGTTGGTTTTAAGCCTAATGAACTTGATGAGTTACTACAGGAATTACGATAAAAGGGTAATTTTAATCAAACTTAAATTAAAAGGAGCTAATACATTATGCAAATTAAAATCAAATATTTAGATAATACACAAACAAGAATCAGCAAAATTGAGCAGGGAGACTGGATTGATCTTCGGGCAGCTGAAGATGTAACAATCAAAAAAGATGAATTTAAGCTTGTCCCATTAGGTGTTGCAATGGAGCTGCCTGAAGGTTACGAAGCACATGTCGTCCCTCGTTCAAGTACATATAAGAACTTTGGCGTTATTCAAACAAATTCAATGGGTGTTATCGATGAGTCATACAAGGGAGACAACGATTTTTGGTTCTTTCCTGCTTATGCATTGCGTGATACTGAAATTAAGAAGGATGATCGTATCTGCCAGTTTAGAATCATGAAGAAAATGCCGGCGGTTGAATTGGCTGAAGTAGACTATCTAGGCAACGATGACCGAGGTGGTCACGGTTCAACTGGAACGAAGTAATTTACCATGTAGACAGTCTCTTTTTGGACTGAAACTTTTATAAAGCATTAACGTAGTACTTTATAAAGGGAATAAGGAGGTTTCTTCATGGGGGTGAATTTCTTTAATGCAGAGTTAAAGTGCTCAAACTGCGGTAAAGTACTAAATTCAGGTGATGAAATAGTGGTACATATTACCCTGCCAAGTCAAAAGAAAATGCCTGTTGGTATCTTAGACAAAGTATTAAGTAAACACTCTGATAAGGTTTATTGTAAGAAGTGTAGTGAGTAAGTTTTCAATGTTATGAGGATGCTCCTAGAGGTTTCCTCATAACAAATATCAATTTAAATTAGAAAATAAAGAATACTTTTATCTAAAATCAATAAGGAGGAAAGAGATCATCAACAACAAAGAAAGAGCTTTACAAGCAAAATATGATGATATGCTTTATAGGAACGGTCTTTGCTTTGGATTTCTTCAGTTGCAATGACTTGAAGATGAATTCATTGAACATATGAGACAAGTTGCTGAGTACGAGAAAGACCTGAGATACAAAAGTGCAGCAACTAATTTCTTAAAGATGATCGACCATAATTAAAATACGCGGGTGATTAATTGTTAAAGGATAAAAATAAATTATTAAAGAGTATTGAAAAGATCAACAAACTTGAAGAAGGGTTGTCACTATTTGAAGAAGGTGACGAAGAATATTTAAGTGTATTAGTGAAAATTCAGGGGCTATATGATGAAATCTCAGATACTGCTTTAGAGTGTTTTAAAGAGATGACTACAAAAATCAGGAAAACTGGTCAGAAACGGATTGTAAAAGGGATTGATCAGTTGCCATATACAATTAAAGAAAACATTGCTGATCAAGTGAATGAATTAAAGGGGGGATTTTTTGGATGAAAGCAAATATTAATGGTATTGAATTTGAGGGTACGCCCGAAGAAATAAACGAATTGATTAATTTACATGGATATAAGAATATGCTGCAAGATGATTTATTAATGAGGAACTTTGAACAGCTTAGCCGAGTGAATAGATCAAGACCGACTAATTTATTTAAAGTAGGGGATTATGATTTCCATGACTCGCCTAAATGCTTAATTATCACTTGATTAGAGTAGTAATAAATCAAAAGACAAATATAAAATAAGGAGATGTTTATTATAGCGTATCTAACTTTATTTCTAGCAGCTTATCTAATTGCATTAAACATTAATGAGGTCAGATTGATTATTCGAGGAGAAAGTGATACATATAGAAAAGTAAAGAGTGCGATTGATAATTCATCATCAGAAAACGTGAAACGAAATAAGAATTTGATTTACCTGTTTACTTTGCTCAAGGGGATATCTTTCATTGTCCCTTTGGCATATAACGGTTTAATTATGCATGAAAATATCCTTATACTCTGTTGGACAGCATTTTCAGTTATATACACAGTCCTAAGCATGTTTAAGGTTTTAGACGTGTTGGAGGGCGAAACAGTGAGCCATAGTAGGTATATTTATTTGGCTTATGTCTTTGGGAACCTTATCTTTGCTTTGAGTATTATTTTTCATATAATGTGAAATTGTGTTTAGCTGCACTCATTATACGGCTCAAGCCCTTTTAGCATAGGTCTTGAAGGATGTCTTGGAGAGTTTTTCACAGTTAGAAGCTTGTCAAAATGAGTTTTTATTACATAAACCTGATTCTGATTCGCTTCTTTAAGCAACAACATAAAGTCATTACATTGTTTTTTATGGAATTGCCTATCAAATAAATCAGGGCAATCTCCCCAAGCCAAGACGACTTTTTTTGAGTCTCTTACAAGGGGGCTCAATACCTGCCGATTAGTTGCCATTACTGTATCAAATAAATTTGTATTTTCGTGTTGTAAGTTTTTAATTAGAGAAGATAACATTGTAGAATTGGTTTCATAAAAGGGATACAGATTGGCAATATGTATTGTACCTACTTCGTTAAGGGTGTGGCTGAATTTACAAAGCTTGTTTATGGTTAGGTCAGAAATATCCCTGCCTGCCATACTTGGATTTAACATTATATAAACAAAAGAGGAGTCTAAAGAGTTGTTTAACTTTATCGATAAACAGTACCTAGCTTCGATGGAATCTGTTAATCTTTCAGTTTTACACTCAATAACTTCGCTAACAAACTCCGGCTTATACTTATAAACAGGCATAACTGACCATCCCTTTCCAATTTATAACTAAGAATATCTTACCAAAGTGTGTAAATGAAAGGAAGTTAATTTTAAATGACTCAATTCGATAAACAATACAACTCAATCATAAATGACATTATAAATAATGGAATCTCAGACGAAGAATTTAATGTAAGAACCAAGTGGGACTCTGATGGAACACCGGCTCATACACTAAGCGTGGTTAGTAAGCAAATGAGGTTTGACAACTCAGAGGTTCCGATTTTAACGACAAAAAAAGTTGCCTGGAAAACAGCCATTAAAGAGTTGCTCTGGATTTGGCAGCTGAAATCTAATGATGTTAATGATTTAAACAAGATGGGCGTACATATTTGGGATCAGTGGAAACAAGAAGACGGCACCATCGGACATGCATATGGATTTCAGCTGGGGAAGAAAAACAGAAGTCTAAATGGAGAAAAAGTGGATCAGGTAGACTATCTTCTTCATCAATTGAAGAACAACCCGTCTTCACGCAGACACATTACAATGCTGTGGAATCCTGATGATTTAGACGCAATGGCCTTAACGCCATGTGTATACGAAACTCAATGGTATGTTAAGCAAGGGAAACTCCATCTGGAGGTAAGAGCACGGAGCAATGATATGGCGTTGGGGAATCCATTCAATGTATTCCAGTACAATGTGTTGCAGCGCATGATTGCTCAAGTGACTGGTTATGAGCTTGGTGAATTTATCTTTAACATTGGGGATTGCCATGTGTACACCCGTCATATAAGCAATTTGAAAATCCAAATGGAAAGAGAACAGTTTGAAGCACCTGAACTATGGATCAATCCTGAAGTGAAAGATTTTTATAACTTTACCATTGATGATTTCAAGTTAATCAACTATAAACATGGGGACAAGCTTTTATTTGAGGTAGCGGTTTAATGCTATCTCTTATTGCTTGCTGTGATAAAACTCTGGCCATTGGATATCAAAACAAATTACTGTATCATTTGCCTGCTGACATGAAACACTTCAAAGAAAAAACTGAGGGGAAAATATGTATTCAAGGAAGATCAACATACGAATCAATTATCGGTATGACAGGTAAGCCTCTACAAAATAGAAGGAATATTATACTTACTAGGGATCAGAACTTTAAGCCAGATTATTCGTCGTTTGTTTATCATTCAATTGAGGAGGTCTTAAAGCTCATTCAAGGACAAGTTAACACTGATGAGGAAGTGATGGTGATAGGAGGAAGTATGATTTACAAAGCATTCTTGCCCTACGCTGATAAAGTGTATTTGACAATTGTTGATTCAGAGTCAAATGAAGCCGATTCATATTTCCCAATGTTAGATGATCATTGGAAAGTGACTAATAAACAACATAATGAAGCCGATGAAAAGAACAAATACAATTATTCCTTCCTAACTTTTGAAAATAATTATAGACAAAGTTAAAAAATATGTATAATATGATAATAAGAGGGTTGTGAGATAACAGTTTTTTATTTAAATTACAAAAACAAAAAATATGCATTTTGATAAAACTAATATTTTATTTAAAATGGGGAGTTTTTTAGGGTATCCAACTTTCAAGGTGGTAGAGAAGGAAATTTATAAACTGATAGACAAGTAGTTTCTTTAACTTTCAAGGTGAAAATGAAGTTTAATAATAAAATAGGAGAGTGGATAAATGAGTAAAGGTTTAGAGATACCTTGTGCGTATCAAGGTGGTAAGAATAGGATTGCTAAACAAATTGTAGATATAATCTTTCGTGAAAATAAAATAAATGAATATACAAAGTTTTATGACTTATGCTGTGGCTCTGGTTCCATATCAGTAGAACTCGTAAACAGAGGAATTAAGCCACAAAATATAATTATGTTAGATAAATCTCCTTGGGGTTTGTTTTGGCAAATGGTAGGCAATGGAGAGTTTGACACAGAAAAATTTGCTGACTACATAGGCGATATTCCAAGTGATGTATCGGAAATTCAATCGCACATCAAAGAATTATACAAACAACCTGCAAACATAGATACTGTATATAAATTTTTATTGCTACAAGCATCGAGTTTTGGCTCAAAAGCAGTATGGTTAAAGAGTGATAGCGAATGGGCAACGAGCAGTTTTAGGAGTTATTGGACACCAACTGCAACATCAAGCAGAAGAAGTCCTGTAAATCCAATGATGCCTATGCCGAATACATTGAAAGATAGAGTAAATAGGATTGCTTTACATATGAAGGGTATAAAAGGAATATATGATAACATTAAGAATTTAACAGATTTTGAGAGTAATTCTGTAATATACATAGACCCACCATATCAAAATACATCTGGGTATGGATATGAGTTTAATATCTTAGAATATATAAATAAATTAAATAAAACAGTCTATGTGAGCGAAGGTGTTAAAATGTCTGAAACTGCTCATTTGATTAGTGGTAGTAGGTCTAAAGGTGGTATATCTGGTAATAGGAAAAGTACAAATGAAGAATGGTTGAATGTGTTTGAACATATTGAATCACCATTGAAAGAGTACGAAGTTAATTTTCGGCTTAGTGGAAATTATTACATTGATGCAAAAGACGAAAATGAAGCAAGGAATATTGTAAATAACTTATTAAATTGTAGATGGAAAGAGATTGAACAATTGCTGAACACTGGAATTAAAGTTGATGATTACACTACTGATGTAATAGAAATGTAAATAAATTTCACCCTGATAGTTCAAATTAGACTTAAAATATTGCACAATGGTCTAAAATGAACTTTCGAGGTGAAGAATGCTAAACATTTTGTGGTTGGATTAAGTCTGAACACGATAAAGCAGAAGATGTTATGGTACTGAAGCCACATTGAAGAAACCAAAGTATGACCACGATATGGAATTTAACGCCTTTGACTTCCGAAATGAGCAAGAATTTAATGCTTATTATGAAGAAGTAAAAGACAAATCTGTATCACTTGGAGTTGATTTAACCACATTAAGTAAGATTTTGGAATATGGTAGATTTTAGTGGAATAATCCACTAATTTCACCTTCATAGTTAAATACCCGTTTTATGTGACAAATGAAATTAACAATAACCTGATGATACTTGAGGCAGAAAAAGTAAGGGCTGAATTACGTTTAAAGGAGCAAATAAAAAGTTCGTAACGCTTTGGACAATTTGGAGTACAAGTTAAATAACAATTACAGCCTATACGATTCTGATGGGTTACAAGGTAATGGAGTATGTCTTGATGTTTATTTGAATAAATTGGTTGTATATGAAGAAGCAGTTAAACGTTTTAAATCTCATTTAGACTGTAATAAAAAGGGTTCAGAATAGAAGAAAAACTGTCAAACTTTAAGGAGGTGATTCATTGGAGACGGGAAATAAAATACATAACGCAAATGAAAAGATAGCAGCCTTGAAGAAAAAGAAATACAAATTTGAAACAATGCAACTTGAAACACAGAGTGAATTGTTAAGACTTGAAACACAGCAAAACAAAGAGAAGCTAGAAATTCTATTCGAACTTGGTGAAATCCTAAACCAGATAGTAAATGAAGAATGGGTAAGCTCAACTATTGCGACTAAAATTATTAACAGGAATAGAAAAGCATATCGGGATCTATTTTTGTTTAGGGAAAATAAAGCATACATAAATAAGGAAAAATTCAAAGAGTTAAATGATCAATTTATTCATCTGACACAAAAATTAAATGATATCTAAGGAGTTGGCGAATTGGAAAATAAATTGCTGATCAATAATGCGAATACGGTATTTGAAAAGAAGGACGATAAATATTTCGGTTATAAATCTCGTTTTGGAGATATCGTTATTGGTGGAGCATATTCTTATAGATTCGTAGTTCACTATGCAAAAACGAATCAAGACGTTGTTATTGTACCTGGCGATGTGAATACGGTAACGACTCCGGTCTGTACGACACTAGAGGAACGTTTATGGCGGCCGGAGAAAAGCACACAAATACGCCGCGATGAGATCGTTGAGCAGGCAAAGGAGGACGAATAAATGAAACCAGAAAATTTACGGATTATAAAGGGGCATGGATGGTACAAAAATTTTGTAGGCCATGTTTATGAAATAGTAGAAGAAGATTTTATACAAGAAGCATATTTGGTTAAAACTTGGTACACAACTGAAGACGACATAAGAATGAAATTGTGTGTAGTTTTTAAGGAAGACTGTGAAATTGAAATAAGTGAAAAAGTTGTCCAAGAAAGTGATTATTAAATAAAATCTGTATTTTAACTAAATTGAAAGGGAGGGGTATTTACGCACCAGAAACTTAACATTTTCTCTTATAAAGGTTCTAAAATTGCTATTGCACCGGAAGTAATGCAGATTGAAGGTTATAAAGATTTGAGGTCGGCTTGGAATTCATTTAAAAAACGATTTGAATTACAAAAAGGCATTGACTATGAAACTTTTATAGGGGCTGAACTTAAATTATTTAAAACTTTAATGAAAAACAGCGATGAAAATACACCTATTTATGAAAAGTATAAGACCGTACCAAGACTCGATGTTCTGTACATGGACAACTTTAAAGATTTTGGTTTTTCAAATACTAAGGAGGGCATGATGAGGAGGTTTAGACGAAAACGATTTGAAGAGGAAACGATTCCTTTTATAATCGACATTTTCAAAGACATTTATAAAATAGATTATCAACTTAAGGTAGGAAAGTATTACATAGATGCGTACATAAAAGAGTTAAACTTGGCTATTGAATGTGATGAAATGAATCACCGGAATTATAAGAGCGATGATGAAAGCAAACGCGAAAAATTTATTCGGACAACATTAGGCTGTGAATTTCTTAGATTCAATCCCAATGATTATAGATTTGAAATAACTAAAATCATAAACCAAATATGTAAAATTGGAATGCAGAGGGGAACGTTCCCCTCATAAAATTAATGAAATTGGCCATTCATGCTTTGTTGAGCTAGGCGAACTAAACGTTTTGTAATCATGAACAATAAACAAAGGAGTGAAATGTATAGGCATTATTAAAGAACAAAAGGTTGAGGTCAGCTGGAATCCTATGACATCGAGACACTATCAAACACTAGGATATGAATTTACCTTTTGGAGGGATAAATTTCATGTTCCATATTATCATTTACCACTTACTTCTGAAAAAATGGTTTTAGTTTCTTGTGACAAAGAGAAATGCACAAATGTTAAGTCAGTTAAATATGATGAATTTAACCGGTTGTACAAAAATAAAAAATATGAATGTAAAAGACATAGCCATTCTTATTATGAGGATAAAGCGAGGGAAAGAGGGTTTATTTTAACATCAGAATACAAAGGTGTAAAAGGTAAAGTTGATTTGATCTGTTTAAAGAATGGTCATAAATCAACAAAATTGTGGTCTCAAATTAATAATGGATCTAAATGTTTAAAATGTCATCAGGAAAGCCTAAAATTGAGCATTGATTATATTAAAGAAGAATTCTTAAAGAAAAACTTATTGCTTTTATCAAATGAATACGCCAACGAAAAGAGCAAGTTAGCTTTTAAATGTAAGAATGGACACTATGGAGAAATTGCGTGGAACTATTTTCAACAAGGAGGGGGATGCCAGCAGTGCTATAGGAAGAGTCGTTTTAGAGAAGGTAATCCGAGGTGGAATAAGAATAAAACTGATACTCAGAGGATAAATGACAGAAAGTATCGTGAATATTTACAGTGGAGAAGGAAGGTTCTACAGAGGGATGATTACACATGTCAAAAATGCTGGCTTAAAAAGAAAAAATATTTAACTGCTCACCATATCTATAATTATATGGAGCATAAAGATATTCGACTAGAAGTTGATAACGGGTTGACCTTGTGTGATTCTTGCCATGAACATTTTCATAATACATATGGATATACTAACAACAATTATATGCAACTGTTTATGTACTTAAAAGAAAGGGGGATAAAATGAAAATCGATTATGTTTCAGATCTTCATATTAATCATTGGATACCTTGGAACAATAACCAAATAAAATGGGAAAGGCGAACAAGGGAGATTATTAGAAGGTTAATCTCAAACGGTAATGGGGAGGTATTAGTCATTGCCGGTGATTTTACCGAATGGAATCAACAAACTTTATGGGTTTTAGATGAGGTAGCAAAGCAATACGAGAAGGTTTACTTTACATTTTGACAGGAGTGAGTATGGGTACAGCTGTAGAGGTTATTTGCTCCAAATGTAAAACCAAAAAAGACATTACAGACATTAGTACGTGGTAAACAAAGTAGCGAAGTGATTTAAAGGAGATGAACTCTTGACTGTATATGAAAAAATTATGAGCCACCCTGAAAGCAAAAAGGCAGTGTTAATCAAGTTTGGTTTTGGGCAATTGTCCCCGATTAAAGTGGAAAAATGGTTTAAGTCATACAATCCACCCAAATACTACGAATTTAGAAAAGCAGCTAACCACAGAAAGGTTACTGACCTACATGCTCAAGCAATGACAAAGGAGAAAAGGACACATTTAATAAACCTGGAAGAGGTCTTTAATGATGAAAAGTCTAGAAATGCGTTATTAAAATTAGCAGAACAAAACACTAAGAGAAATAGGGATGGACTGACTGTTATCGAAAAACATGATCCTTGGAGGGATTAAATGAATAACGCAAACTCTGCAACATGGTTTGATTTAGAATTTGAAGTTAAACCAGACAATAACATTGATAAAGCGCTAATGCGATTATTTGATCTCATGAAGAAGAGCCTTCACATTTATTTCAATATTGAGAACTCTTTTGATATACATGGGTTTTTAAAAATCGCTACAACAAAAACCAATGTCGATTATCCATTTATTGAATGGATTAAGGAAAAGGGCATTCCAAGATTAAAGAATATTGACTTTAAAAATGTGCCAAACAATGATCAATTTCTTGCAATGATTGAGATTGATGAGCATTGCCTTAAATGTGAAATGGATTTTGAAGATTCTAAAGAGGTTCGGGGGTGTATTATTTCAACAGTTAATAGTCTGCAAGAATATATTAATATTTGCAAACAGTTAATCAAAGGGGAGTGTACTAATGGCTAAAACAGAATTTAATATTAATGATGTTTTAGAGAATTATAAACGAAGAGATGAGGAACGTAGGGAATTCATCATTCACAAAGGCCGTACGGCTATGAAGGAAATCATTAGAGAAGTGAATCAAAGAGGATCGCTAAATGAAGCAGATATTCACTATGGAACACCTAAACCACAGCTAAGTTTCTCGGACGTAGAATTAGGCTATATGCTTACTTCAATGATGGAATATGCGACAAATCATGTAGGAAACCCAGTTGATGAGGAATGTGAATTTGAAAATAAGCTGGCTTATTTTGAGTATAAGAACGAGATTGTTCAAATTTTTGAAGTGTATGGCCAAGGTACTGAAAGCTGGTTTTCCAAACCAAGTGACGATACCATCGATAAATTGAATAGCACAGCTTACGGAGTGTATTTGATCCAGTTCGATGATTTCATTATTTACACTAAAAATAATGATAGTAAGAGTGAAAAGCTGTCCCCAAGCAGCACGATCTTAAATGACATTACGGGCGGATATACAGTTGGAAGAGGTTCTAAGTAGATGATTGTAACAGCTTGGGTTTTGTTGATAATGTTTGGTTTATTCTCTTTATCAGATTTGAACTTAACTGAAGATGAAACAAAGCATATCAAGTTCTTCATAATAATGAAATTTGTTTCTGTCTTTATAGCTGCTATAGCTGCAGGAGTAATTTGGGGAGGATTGTTTCAATGAAAAATGTAAAAACAATTGGATTACATATTGAAGGAGCGCTTTTTAACGAAGATGGCACTGAATTTACTTATGATGACTTCATAAAGCTAATTGAATCTAATGGGATTGAATTTGGCGGACAGACATGTGTCATCACAGACGAAGGTAAACTCATAGATGAAACAGGTAAAGAGATTGACAAGGATAAATGTAAAACATTTAAAGAAGAGCTAGATCACATGATAAAAATTAAGAATATTTTGTTTTGAATTATAGTTAAAATCGGTCTTTTATTTAGAATGAAAATAAAATTAGTGGAGGATAAAGAAGATTAACGAGGCTTATCATTCAATTCAAACACTGTATAACAAGATGGATAGACAAATGAAAACAGTAAGGGAAGCCATTGAAGAAAAAGATTTGCAAAGAGCGCATCGTAACTTAATTAACTTAGCAGACAATAATGAGGAATTAATGCAGGAAATCAGGTGGATCAAAAAGGGAACCATATTATCAGTTATTTGGTTAATTGTCTGCGCTCTTTAAAGTTCCATACATACAGCTCTTCAATAGAGCAACCTATGGCATCAGCAAATGTCATTGCTGTTCCAATATTCATATTTGATTTAAAACCACTTACATAATCATTAATACGTTGTTTAGGTAATCCAGTACGTTCAACAAGGTCTTCAATTGAAACGCTATATTCATGCATGAGCTCATTGAGTCTTGAATCAACTGGTTTCCATTGTTTTTTCACTATGCACACCTCTTTCAGCAACGATTTTAGCACATACATAATTTACCTTCAATATAGATTAGGAGAGTGATTGATTGGGAGCAAACAATCAAGGGAAAGTTTTTGAAGCGAACATTGAAAAATCAGCAGCGGATCAGAAGTTGTTCTTCTACCGGATTAAAGATGTTAATCCAATGTTCTTGAAAAGAGGGGCTGCAGTATCAAAAAACAAATATGACTGTTTCCTGCATTTTAACGGATACTTGTTCCCCTTTGAGTTAAAGTCTACAAAGAACAAGTCCATTTCTTTCAGTGAGAAGATCATAAAAGGACAACAGATAAAACACTTAAAAGAGGCAACTAAATACCCGAACATAATTCCTGGCTTTCTGTTTCAATTTAGAGAGCCTGAGAATAAGGTTTATTTCGTACATATTAATGATTTCCTTACTTATAAGAATATAGCTGAAAATCAGTTAGAACATACATATAATAATAAAGTTAACAAAGCCAGCATTCCAATTGCTATATGCGAGGAGATTGGCACAGAAGTACGCTCGATGAAAAAGAAAGTGAACTATACATATTATTTGAATAAGCTTTGCGGGGAATTAATTAATAAATTTTCGAATAGGACAAATTGTAATGCTCATACACCTTATAAAAAGAAGGTGATTATGTGACTGAGAAAGAATTAATTGAAAAGTACAACCTGCAAAATTGCACCGTCACATACTGTAATGAGCCTAATTTGGAATTAATGACAAGAGCCTTTATGGATTACCAAAGAAAACTTTATCATGAAAAGAAAAAGGCTACTCATTAAGAGTGGCCTTGTTTCTTATTAAAAGAGAGTATGATGATATTAATTATGAAATCCAAAATAGGTAGTGGAACTCCCTTTCTATTTTGGGGGAGTGTAATATTAACTGTGTAAGTAAGGAATGCGTACGGTTCCTTACTCACACAGTT